CGCCAATGACTTACTCCGACACTCCCTTAGACAACTCGATGACGTCGTGCTCCATGTGCATGACGAAATCGTTGTCGAAACAGCCGACCCAGAAGCGGCAGAGAATTTAAAACGTGTGATGTGTACAGCGCCAGCGTGGGCAGATGGCTTGCCCTTGGCCGCTGAAGTTGAAACTATGAAAAGGTATGGCAAATGAACTTTCTTGATTTTTTAATTTCTTTGGCCCCTGAGGGCGAAACAGCATTGATCGTGCGTCAAAAGCCAATCGGCAAAGAACTGCAATTTTTCCCTGACGGCGCGATCAAATGCACATGGCCTGCTATGTTGCCTACCGCACGCACCAAGCCTGACTGGGCGATTTACGGCAACACGGCCAGCTTCATCATTGACCGTTTCAAGGATGGCCACGTCTCAGCGTCTGCCGTTAACTGCGAGTATGTGCTTGTCATGGTGCTTGACGATGTAGGCACAAAGGCCAAGATCCCGCCGCTTGAGCCGACTTGGAAGATGGAGACGTCTGAAGGTTCTTTTCAATGGGGTTATGCCTTCTCAGAACAACCTACAAAGGCTGACTTCAGCGCGGCCATCAAAGCCATTGCAGACGCAGGCTACACCGACTCTGGCGCGATCAATGCCGTGCGTAACTTCCGCTTGCCTGGCTCGATCAACTTGAAGCCAGACCGCAACAACTTTGCGTCGAAGCTGGTTGAGTTTCACCCAGAGCGCGAATTTACGCTTGAGCAGATTTGTGCAGCGCTTGACGTTGTTCCCGCGCCTGCTGACTCAGTAGGTGTGCGCCCGATCCGATTGACAGACGATGGCGCAGACGATGTGATGGCTTGGTTGTCTGGCCAAGGTCTGCTCTTGTCTAAACCCAACGCTGAGGGCTGGGCAGGCGTGATCTGCCCCAACTCAGCCGAACATACTGACGGCAATCCAGAGGGCCGTTACATGCCGGCTAATCGTGCATATTGCTGTCTGCATAGCCATTGCCTTGAAGTCGACTCTAGCGCGTTCCTTAAGTGGGTGTCAGACAATGGCGGCCCAAAGCATGCGCCTGGTTTGCGTGAAGAACTGCTGACCATGGCCATGGATCAGGCATTGTCCAAGTTGACGCCATCCGATATGTTCACAGACGACGCCGCAGCCGTGATTGCTGAAGTTGAGCGCAAGGAGCTGGGCCGTGTCGAGAAGTCGCAATGGTATGAGCGCTTTGCGTACATCCAAGACGACGAGTCTTATTTTGACATGCAAGACCGCCGTGAGATTTCACGCCAGACTTTTAACGCCTTGTTCCGCCACATCCCTTGCAAGTCCATACATGGTAAAAACCCTAAGGTTGAGGCGTCTGTGTCGTTTGACGAGAATCGCCAGACCATGGGCGCAAAGGCGCTTGTCGGCATTACATACGCCGCAGGCGAGTCGGTCATTGTGGCCCGTGATGGTGATCTGTATGGCAATCGTTGGCGTGATGCGCGCCCTGCGGTCGGGTCTGGTGATGTGACCCCATGGCTTGAGCATTGCAGGGCGCTAGTGCCTAACGCTGACGAGTTGGAGCATATCTTTGATGTGATGGCCTTCAAAGTGCAGCACCCTGAGACCAAGATCAACCACGCCGTTCTGCATGGTGGTGACCAAGGGTCTGGCAAGGACACCATGTGGGCGCCGTTCATCTGGGCCGTGTGTGGCCCACACCTTAAGAATCGTGGCCTCTTGGACAACGACACCATGAGCAGCCAATTTGGTTATGCCCTTGAGTCTGAGATCCTCATCCTGAACGAGTTGAAAGAACCAGACGCCAAAGAGCGCAGGGCCTTGGCCAACAAATTGAAACCAATCATTGCAGCGCCTCCCGAAATGCTGACAGTTAACCGCAAGGGCCTACACCCCTACCAGATGGCCAATCGCGTGTTTGTGTTGGCGTTTTCTAATGACCCTGTGCCAATTAGTCTGGACTCGCAAGACCGCCGTTGGTTTTGCGTGTGGTCACACGCGCCGCGCATGACCGCGCAGGCCGCTGAGAAGATGTGGAAGTGGTACAAGGCGGGGGGCTTTGCGGCCATTAGCGGTTGGCTTGCTTCGCGTGATGTGGCCGCATTTAATCCTGGTGCGGCCCCCATGTTGACCGAGTTTAAGATGAACTTGGTTGAGCATGGCATGAGCATGGCCGAATCGTATCTTGTCGAGTTGATGCGTACCCGCATGGGTGAGTTTTCCAAGGGTGTGGTGGCGTCGCCATTCCACGCGCTGTGTGACCGCCTTGCAGGCGCAGCGCCGTCTGGCGTAAAAGTTCCGCAGCCTGCCTTATTGCATGCCCTGAAAGAGGCCGGATGGGTTGACATGGGCAGATTGAAATCGCGGGAGTTTGACTCTAAGAAGCATATTTTCTGCGCGCCAGATATGGTCGATGTGTCCAAGTCTGAACTGCGCCGCCTTGTTGAAGATGTGCCGTCGCCAATGTCTGTCAGGCTTGTGAAGTAAAAAAAAGCCCCTATTGCTAGGGGCTTGTGAGGTGTGGCAACGCTACAGATCAAGGAGAATGGCCAGTAGCGCGGCCAGTATAACCGCGATTAGTAGAACCATGCTAGTAGGCCCTTTGCATGGCCTCTAACGCGCCTCGATTCATAAGGCGGCGCGCCTCTGGCCCTTCGGCCATGGCCGCCTTGTATTCGTATTCTTCGGCCTTTCCCTGCTCATGCCGATAACCAAGGTCGATGTAATAGTGTTCGGTATAGGTGAGGGGTCTGAAGGGCGCGAGCGCCTCAGCAATGGTCTGATTCATGCTGTCTCCTTCGGTACATAAGTGCGGGTAGTTTTGTCGTAAACCATAACGGGGCCAATGGCGTGGTCAGTCATAGCCCAACCCAGTTTTTCATAAGCCTTCATGGCGTCTTCATAAGTGGCATATGTGCCAATTGTTTCGCCGGTTTCTTTATTGATAATTTCGTAAATCATGGCAATAATTCCCTAGCGTCTGCGGTAACCTTGGCCAACTTCTCTGTGTCGCCGTCTTCGATGGCGTCTAAGAGGGCATAGACGGCGTGTTGCAGATCCGCAATCTGCGCGAACATGGCAGCAATACCCGTAAAGCCCTCAGCGTGTGCGATGGCCTCTGCTTCGTCTGGCGTCAATTTTGTCAAGTCAATCATGTTAAACATCCCAATCTTCGGTTGTTAATTTAATGTTGCAAAAGTCGGCATGCGCCTTATTCGTGTGTTCGCGCACCAAGGCACAAATAGCGTCGATTAAGTCGCGGTCCACCAAGTCGTTCATGGTGAATGTGGCAAAGGGCGCGGCCTCTACGCCTTCCGGCGTGAAGGCGTTGCCACGGTGAAAGGTGACCGTCGTGCGGTCATAGTGTTTGACGTCGGTCATGGTGTGGCCTCATTCATCATCCGTTGGGGTTTCATGGGGGCGGTAGCCCAAGTCATAGTCGGCGCGTTCGTCGACTGGGACAATGATGGGCGCGCCACTTGCGTCTAACACTTCGCGCCCGTGTTCGTTAAGTGCATACCCGTCTCTGCTTACGTAATTAAATTTCATGGTCAAAAGTTCCTATAAAGAATTTTTCCGTCTTCGGTCTCATGGATAAAGACCCCCTCGTCTTCTAGTTTGCGAATGACCGCGATACGCAAGTCGTCGCCTTCTACGTCATAGTCGCGCGCGATGGCCTCAACTGTGTCTTCGCAATAATCGCAGCAGATAGCGATGGGGTCGAATTCAACGTCTCCCATGGATTCGAGATGGTCAAACAACGCGCCCAGTCCCTCATAAGAGAAGTTGTCTGGGCGGTATTTAAAACCTGCGCGGAAGTCTGAAAGTCCAATAGTCTGATACATAGTGTGTCTCCTTAAAAATTGACGCCAGTTATGCGGCGTGTGAATTGATCAACTTGAACAAATTGGTATGCGTGGCCTGCTTTGACAAACTCGCGTTCAGTACCGGTAAATTGGGCAGACTGGCTTTGAAACACCTGCTCATGATGGAATGGGCGCGTTTCTTTGTAACCAACGGCCACGGCGTCGTTAGGTAGTTGAATGGTCATTTCATTAGTCCTTTTTATTTGCGCGGTATTGTTCCAAGGCCTCAATGGCTTTTTCCATGCGTTTGCCTGCTTTGTTTGCGGCTTGCGTCATGGGCTTAGTTTTATGAAAAGCCATGGCGGCTTTTTCGTATGCTTGCATTAGTTGTTCATAAGTCATGGTTTAACTCCAAAGAATGTCAAAGTAGGCCAAGGCGCCTACAGTTAAAAGAAGGCCAATGGCCACGGCGGCGAGAATGTCAAGAATGGTGTGTTTCATTTGTTTAGTCCTTGCAAGTAAGTGAGGATAGGCACCGCCTCATAGCGCGCGGTGTTGATCTTTGGAATGATTGAGGCTTGGAATGTTTCAAACAAGGCCGCGCCTGTTTGCTTGTCGACAATGACCCATGAGGCGGTTTTCATGCTAAGTACTCCTCATAAATGCCTGCGTAATGTCTTTTCAAGTAGCGCGTCGCCTGCACCATGGCCGCGTCAATGTCAGACTTGAGGCGACGCACATATGTGCCTTGATCGTACAAACGGATGAAACCGTCGGTTGACAATTTGACAGACACAATGCCGTCGCCGTCACAACAAAACGAACCGATTGTTGTTGTGTCGCAAACGTCGGCCGCGCCAACGTAAAAATCCCAAGCGCCAAAGTTTTTGGCTTTTAATTGCTCTACGGTGTACATGATCAGATCTCCAAATATTTGTTAAGGCGAGCTTTAGCGGCGGCCAAAGTTTTAGCGCGGAAACGTTCGACGATTGCGCCGTTGTTCCAAATTACGTATTGATTCTGAGCAGACCAAAACGTCAATGTGTACCAATTCATAAAAATCTCCCTTTTGTGTTGCTGATGTGGAGATTGTAAAGCATTTCTTTGCACGCTACACAATTTGTCAATAAATATTTTACATAGGACTTTCCCTAAGTTTGTGGACCATGCGTGGATAAGAATGTGGACTTAGTGAGGGTTGACGATTGTCCACACGCAAAGCCAGCAACGGCGCGGTCTGTGAAGGGTTGTGGACAATGTGGATAATAAAAAAAAGATAAAAGTTTGAAGTAGAGATATATGTATGGGTGTGTGTAACGCTAGGTTGACGTCTCATCCGGCGCCGATTTAAAACGGTGGTCCAAATGGTCCACATTGTCCACAAATCCACGCGCAGGGAATTCCCACGCAAAAAGAAAGAACTGGCGCGAAAGAAAAATGTGGACAATGTGGACAAAAGAAAAATGATTGTCCACATTGTCCACACATTGCGTGGCCGTGCGACTTGTAACTGATGGTCCACATTGTCCACATGACCCACACGACCCACGGCTACCAGGTAAAACCCTACTGGCAACAAGGGCATTTTTGGCCAAGGGGGAGGGGGTAGGGCCGAGCGCAAAGGGCCAGCAAAAACGTAGCGTTCACGAACAATTTTTTATTTTTTGTTGTAAACTCGCACCACGTGCAAAAAGCATGGAGAACACATGTTCCATTCGATTCCATTTACACCGCGCAAGGTCGAAGCGACAGAATCGCGCTTGAAGGCGGTATATGACGCGGCCAAGCTGGGCCTCAAAGGCGACGCACTAGCGCTCGCCGCAGGCATGCTGCCTATTGAATACAGACAACTCACGCAACTTGACCCCGTGGTGGAACTCGCCGCGCAAAAAGGCAAAGCGGATGGCGAGATCGAACTGTCCAAAGTCATGCACCAAGCCGCCCTTAACGGCGACGCTAAGGCAGCGTTAGAAATTCTCAAACATCAACACGGCTGGGTGGCCAAGCAGGCTATATCTGTCGAAGTAGATCAGCGCATATCAATCACTGGCGCGCTGGCTGAGGCGACTAAGCGAGCGCTGACAGTCGAAGACGCCAACATCATAGAAGCCCAAGTCAATGCAATCGACCATATACAGCGCTGAAGACGAACAGGAACTTATGGCGCGTCTGTGGGCGCCAGCGATCAAGGACAACCCACTGGCGTTCGTCATGTTCGCGTTTCCTTGGGGTCAGCCTGGCACACCGCTGGAGCATTTCAAAGGCCCACGCAAATGGCAGCGTGAAGTCCTCACGCATATTGCCGACCACATAAAAGATAACCAAGGCAAGCTAGACTTCAACACCCTACGCCACGCTGTGTCATCTGGCCGTGGTATTGGTAAGTCAGCCCTAGTCTCATGGATCACGATCTGGATGCTCTCAACCCGCATTGGTTCAACGACCATTATCTCGGCTAACTCAGAATCGCAGCTCAGAAGTGTCACATGGGCCGAGATTACCAAGTGGCTGGCAATGGCGCTTAACAGCCACTGGTTTGAGGTGTCGGCCACCAGACTGATGCCTGCCAAATGGCTCACGGAATTGGTTGAGCGTGATCTTAAGAAGGGCACACGCTACTGGGGCGTCGAGGGGCGGCTGTGGTCAGCAGAGAATCCCGACGCTTACGCGGGTGTCCACAACTTCGACGGTGTGCTGGTCGTGTTCGACGAGGCGTCTGGTATTGACGACAGCATCTGGGCGGTGACATCTGGATTCTTCACAGAGAACACGCCTAACCGTTTCTGGATGGCGTTCTCCAACCCACGGCGCAACACTGGGTATTTCTACGAAGCGTTTAACAGCAAGCGGGAGTTCTGGACTACAAAAGTAGTAGACGCCCGCACGGTCGAAGGGACGGACAAGCAAGTCTACCAGCAGATTATTGACGAATACGGCGCTGACTCATCACAAGCGCACGTCGAGGTGTACGGTCAGTTCCCGTCCGAGGGCGACGATCAGTTTATATCGGCAAGTTTGGTAGACGAGGCGATGAAGCGTAGTCCTTATCGCGACGCCAGCGCACCCATTGTGATCGGTGTAGACCCAGCCCGCTTTGGCGCGGATGCAACAGTCATTGCTATCAGGCAGGGACGGGACATTATTGCTATTCAGCGGCACAGGGGCGACGACACTATGACTGTCGTGGGTCATGTCATTGAGGCAATTGAAGAATACAAGCCAGCATTGGTCGTGATCGACGAAGGCGGGCTTGGGGCTGGTATTGTTGACCGTTTGAAAGAGCAAAGGTACAAGGTCAAGGGCATCAATTTTGGTAATAAGTCCATGAACCCCATCATGTATGGCAATAAAAGAGCCGAAATGTGGGGCAAAATGAAGGATTGGCTGAAAACTGCTTCAATCCCGCTTGACAGGTTTCTTAAAACTGATTTAATTTCGCCTATGATGAAGCCCGACTCCAAAGGGACTATTTTTTTAGAGTCGAAAAAGGACATGAAGGCACGCGGATTGGCCTCGCCTGACGCGGCTGACGCTATTTGCGTCACTTTTGCCTTCCCAGTAGCCCACCGTGAGGCGCGTGAATCCACGCAGCGCCGAGCGTACAATGGCAGAGGCGTGGTTGCAACTTCTTGGATGGGATCGTAATGGCTAAAAAGAGTGTGTCTCTAAGCGTTGGTCGCGGTGAGAAGTTGCCAGTCAGCAAAGGTGCTGGCTTGACCGAGAAGGGCCGCGCTAAGTACAATGCCGCAACGGGTTCTAACTTGAAGGCGCCAGCGCCTAACCCCAAGACCAAGGCAGATCAGGGGCGCAAGGATTCATTTTGTGCAAGAATGGGCGCAGTAGCGGCCAACGCCAAAGATGGCGAACGCGCTAAAGCAGCTCTTAAACGATGGAAGTGTTGATATGGCTACCAAACCCGGCTTATATGCCAATATCCATGCAAAACGTGAGCGCATAGCCGCTGGCAGCAAAGAAAAGATGCGCCAGCCAGGCGACAAGGGCGCGCCAACTGCCAAAGCGTTTAAAGAATCTGCCAAAACAGCGAAGAAGAAATAATCATGCCACTGGTTAAATCAAAATCACCCGAAGCCTTTCGCAAGAACGTCAAAGCTGAAGTCAAAGCTGGCAAGCCCGTCAAGCAGGCCGTGGCCATCGCGTACTCGGTCAAAAGAAGTGTTGCAGAAAAGAAGAAAAAATAATGGCTGATCCAACCGGAATGGTCGCGGCGGCTAATGTAGCCGCTGGCGGCAAACCACCAAAGTCTGACTCAGACATTCTGACAACCGCCCGCGCTCGGTTGGACATGGCAGTCTCCGCACTAGCAGAATCACGCGAAGACGAAATTGACGATCTGCGCTTCTACGCAGGCTCACCCGACAACCACTGGCAGTGGCCTGCTGACGTTTTGGCCACTCGCGGTGCGGTGCAGGGTCAGACGATCAACGCACGCCCAACGCTCACAATCAACAAACTGCCGCAGCACGTTCGTCAAGTGACGAATGACATGCGTCAGAACCGCCCAGGCGCTAAGGTCATCCCAGTCGATGACAACGCTGATGTGGAAGTGGCCGAGATTTTTAACGGCATGATTCGCCACATTGAGTACATTTCTGACGCTGATGTGGCATACGACACGGCCTGCGAGAATCAGGTGTCCTACGGCGAGGGCTACATCACCCTGATGACCGAATATTGTGACGAAAACACATTCGATCAAGACATCAAGATTGGCCGCATCCGCAACAGCTTCTCGGTGTACATGGATCCGCTGATTCAAGACCCAACGGGCGCAGACGCCAAGTATTGCTTCATTACCGAAGACCTGACAAAAGCAGAATATGAGCGCCAGTACCCAGATGCTGCGCCTATCTCGACACTCCAGTCCCTTGGCGTGGGTGATCAGTCAATCAGCAACTGGCTCAATGAAGACACGGTGCGTATCGCGAGTTACTACTACATTGACTACGACAAAACCAAGCTGAATTTGTACCCTGGCAACCAGTCGGCCTTTGAAGGCACGCCTGAAGACAAGATGCTCAAGGACATGTTTGGCAAACCAATCAAAAGCCGCATATCTGAGCGCCCACGGGTGATGTACTGCAAGATCAACGGCTATGAAATCCTTGAGCAAAAAGAGTGGGCTGGCAAATGGATTCCTGTGATCCGTGTGATTGGCAACGAATTCGAGGTTGATGGCCGTATTTACATCTCTGGCCTTGTCAGAAACGCCAAAGATGCCCAGCGCATGTACAACTACTGGGTCAGTCAAGAGGCCGAAATGCTGGCTCTGGCTCCCAAAGCTCCGTTTATTGGCTACGGTGGCCAGTTCGAGGGCTACGAGGACAAGTGGAAGACAGCCAACACAAACAACTGGCCGTACCTTGAGGTCAATCCAGACGTTACAGACGGCCAAGGTGCAGTCTTGCCACTACCCCAGCGGGCACAGCCGCCAATGGCCTCCAGCGGGCTATTGCAGGCCAAGG